CTTTTTTAAGTTTTTTATTGTTACATGAATAGATCTTCCCAGTAATCACAAACCCATGATGTTCTTATTGTATAGATAGCAGGAGTTTCATAATCAAGATCCATTGCATTTATAGGTTCACTTATAAAACATGAAGGTATTCTTATTCTTCTAAATACATCACCCTGTTTATTAAATATAGAAATAAGTATAGAACCAACATAATCATTTTTAAGACCCATTGCCCCTGTTAACGGATTATAAATTAAATCAGACCATTGTCTAAGTATTTTGTATAGTTCCATTGAATTTGAATTATTAAGGTTGACCTCAAATTCCATAGAAAGATTCATGTCACTTGTTTGTGGTTCACCACCAGCATATCTTCTGGTAGCAAATTTATAATTTTGATTAACTGTCTGAGCAGGTGCTATATCAACAGCCAATCCTGTTATTGATTTAACTTGTTGGGTTAATATGCTTTCCCCTTGGAAAGTAGTACTAGCAGAAACAATAGCAGACGGTGGGGTTATCAGTACTTCAAACTGATTAAGAAACACCGGCTCGTAATTATTTATACCTGCAAGCGAATTTGTAAAATGTGGTAATCCAGCCATTTATCTTTTTTATTTTATAGGAATAAATCATCCCAATAATCAACAGCAAATACCATATCATCTATTTTGTATAGATCAGTACTGGTATAGTTTAGATTCATCGGAGATATAGGTTTAGTTGGAAACGTATCCTTACACGTTATTCTTCTATAAACATCACCAGCTTTATTGAAAACAGAAATGATTATAGTTCCGGTATAGTCATTTTTAAGACCCATAGCTCCAGTTAATGGATTATAGATCAAATCTGACCATTGTCTTAATGTTTTAAAAACATACATTGAATTTGCATCATTAAGATTGACACTAAAAGTTATACTAAGATCCATGAATGTATTCTCAGGCTTGGACCCGGCATAATTTCTTTTAGCAAATTTATATTTCTGCTGAACCGTACCTGGATTTTTATCCAATGAAAGTCCGTTAACCTTACTTACGTGTTGTAATAGTATATTTCCTCCAGCTATAGCAGCCGGAGGTATTATTGTTACCTCAAATTGGTTTAAGTAAACAGGTTCATATTTGTTTACTCCCGATAATGAATTTTGATAATGTGATAGTCCTGCCATAATTACTTATATTTATCTTTGTTAGCTAAAAGAATCAAATTATACAAATTGCATAAATCCTCCAGCAGCTATTCCGCCTGTTCTAGTAACAGTAATTCTATTAATGAATTTATGTATACCTCTAGCAGGTTCTATTATAATGTCAATTATACCCATATTCATATCTATAATAGCTGGTGTATTATTAGAAGAATCCATTATTGTTTGATAAGCATAGATACCACCACCTGATCTAACACCATCAAGATAATTATCAACAAGAGTTTTAATCTCCAATCTTATAGAGTCCTCGTTGAAATCAAAAAGATAGTTTGCAAGTATTTCCTGTACATCATTTTCTATACTTATTAATAAATCTCTAACGTGTACTAGATTGAATGCTGAATTTACCTGCTGATAAGCAGTTTGATTACCAAATATAACAACACCAACACCTTTTCTTTTAAGAATTGGATTGATACCGAAAGGTTCAAGGTTTGCTCTATCCTCGTCGGTGAAATCATATTCAACACCAACTATATTACCACCACTCAATATACCTCTTTTCTGTCCAGCAACAATAGCATAAGGTTCTCCGTTTGCGAATTTTCTAATAAAATTATTAGATACGTATGCAGCTGGAGGAACGTTTATATTTTTATTACCATTTCTTACAACTATATAAGGTGAATAGAATGCACAGAATTTAGATCCATCCTCTTCATTAGGTAAACTAAATGTATATGTAGGATTAAGAGATAGATTACCACCTTCTACTATATAGGATGTATTTAACGGCGGATAAGGATTCGAAGCAGTAGGTGCATCAGTAAACGATGGATCAGTGCTAGCTCTAAATTGCGCCATTGAAGGAGCATTTATAATAGCTAAAGCCTGTTGTCTCATTTTTGCAAGTTTACTAAATTCCCATTTAGACTCAGGTCCTATTATACCGCTGAAAGTATCCACGATATATCTGAATGATATAACATCCTTAGAAGCAAGAGTTTTTGCGATATTGGTGTCATAAAGAACAGCCAATATTTCTTGTAATCTTGCATCGGTACCGTTTGGTCTATGTCTTTCTTTCATAGTAAACCCGTTAAGGAATGTAAAATCAAAAGAATTAGTAAATTGAGCTATAGATTTAAACTTCTGAACTCTAAGTGAACTACCACTATTAGAATAATATAAAACTGGTCTTGCTGTAACAACTTTTAGAACCCCGTAGGTTCCAGTTTGTGCAACAGATTTAACTTTAGTAAGCCTGCTTTGTCTGTTACCAGTAGCAGGTTCACATATATCAAGATCCGTAGAAACTACCCAATCACCAACAGCTAAAGGAGAAACTCCATTTACCATATTTATATTAAACGTTGTAACGTCTATCTGTGTACATTCTATGAAATCGTTTATCGAGCCTATCTGAGATATAATATCAATTTTTTGTGGGCTAACCGGAAGACCTATGTTATTTGATGCATAGGATGTTCCAAATGCAGCAATATTAACTATTGTATTGGTATTCATAGAAGCCTGTTGAGAATAAGCTCTAGCATAAGTAAGATTAAACTGATCTCTATCAACAGTATTTTCAAATCCAATATATTGTTGATTTGGTGTACCTGTAGGTGTTATCCAAATAGAATCTCCATCCTCAATTTCAAGATATTTATGATTTTGGAAGAATGTTGATGCATTATAAGCAACAATAGAATTCGTATATCCATTCGGTGCAGAAGGACCAGTAGCACCATCCATTGTAGCTAGACTTATTATATCAAAATAATCAGAATCACCAAATTGGTAAGAGTCGTTATAATAAGGCTTATTACTACCAGAAGCACCAGTATTATAAGTTGCTAAATTGTATGTAGGTTTAACTGTAATACCCTGAGATCTATATTGTGCATTATCCAATGGGTGTGTCCACCATATAAGTAATTGTCCACTAACGTCTTTAGTACCAGTAACTTTAAGTTTAACTATATCCGCCTCACTAAATTGACTAACAAGTGATCCTGTTAATCCAGCAACTCCGCTAACAACACCAAGTATAAACTTTTCGTCGTTAGATGATGTAACATTAAGGAATGATTTAAGAGCAGCTCTTTGTCCTGCATTTTGTAGCATACCACCTGTTGATCCAGTAGCTGCACTTGTTAAAAGATAATGCATACCAGTATCATAAGCGTTAGGATCATAAGGAACAAACGATCCCTGATAAACACCCGCTGTAGATCCAGTTATAGTAAATAACGTACCTACCTTAGAACCACTAGTAAATCCAGTAATCCCAGCAGGACTAACAAATCCAGTAGCTCCAGTTATACCAACAACGTTCTGTGTATATAAATAATCAGCTTCTAATGCTTGATCATAACTTAAGAAATTTATTCTTGGATTAGCAAGGTCTCTGTCTCCACTAAGTTCATCTATAAGGTGATTACCAACAAGATCTATTTTGGAAGGATTGTTGCAAATATCATCGAAAGCTTGCTCATCTATTGCGCAGAATAGACCAGTAGAAGCGGTATTATTATTTATTAATGTTTGTATATATTGATTTACACCATTCAAATCAACAAAGTCAGGTATGATACAGCCAGTAACTGATGTAACTATAGAAACATTTGGATTAGCAAGGAATTGATCTATCCTTGATTTTACAAATCCATTATTAGTAAAGTATGTACTCCACGTAGGGTCCAGGTGAAGTGCCTGATAGTCAGTCCAATTACCATAAACCGCTATAACATCTATAAAATAGTCACTGATATAATCATAAGGATGCATGAATGTAGGAACATTGTTAGCACCATACCAATCAATAGCAAATATATTATATCCCAATAAAGGGCTAGATGAATCTGTTGATTTTCTAACTATTATACTCATTGGGGATTTCCCAAGATTAGTTATATTTAATAATTTACCCTGATCCACAATACTTAGTGTTGCAAGGAAATAGTTAGGATCGGCGAACCAAAATCTCTCCTTATTGTAATATGAAGAGTATAATTCACTAGTAACTACGCCATTGTATTCCTCAGTATCCACAGAGAATGATCTATACGTAACCTTATCAGGATCTGCTGATTCTAGATTATCGTTCAATTTTAAAAGATTTAATGCAAATACTGGACCTGCATTTAAACAAGTTAATATTGATCTATGGAAGAAAGATCCCTTATTTTCGAGTGACGCGTCAATATCACCAAAGATTGATATCATCGTTGTTGCATCAGGAATATAGACAGGAGTATTAAAAGGTCCCTTATTAGAGAAACCTATAACAAGTCTAATTGTTTGTGATGTAAGTATGACGTTTTGTGATGCGTCAAATTCAAGCGTATAGACACCAGATGCTCTAAATTGAGAATAGTCTATTTTTACCTTATTTGCCATTATTTTTCAATATATTTTTACTTCTGTACTATATATCAAAAAAGAAACGAGAATTATTGATGCTACATTAGGTTATTGAATTCACTATATGATTTACCTTCCTTAGTTGAAGGTCCTTTTTTATCATCATCGAAAATTTGATCTCCCTCTAATTTTTTTATAATTAAATCCTTATATGCATTATCCTCCATCTCGTCGAATACCTCACCAACCATATGATTGAAATCATATCCATCTAAAAGTCCAGGTAGATTGACCAGTGTCATCGCAACATCATCATGTCCACTTTGGCTAGAATACGTTCCCCTGTTATTAAGACCAAAAGTAAATAACTCAGGTATAGTCCATTTCTTTTCATTGACAAGTATCTTGTTTTCCCTAACCAGACTTCTGAGTAATTCACAATACTTCATCTTAT